AATTTAAAGTATAAATTTTTACCGTTTGATACAGCATGATTAGATAGAGCTAAAGCTACATCACTAGATGCAACATCAACAGCTATATAACCACTAGCCGCTTGTTCTAATATTTGTAAATTTGTATTTGTAATTGTACCCCAGGTACCAGACTTTTCACCTGTTGTAATTAATTCTAGTTTTAAATCACTCGACGTACTTGATGCCATATTTCTCCTATGGGTTTAGTGGGTCAATAGGGACCCATGTTTGATTTACCCCTGGGGGAATCGGGTTCCATGATATCACATCTACCGTACCTGTTGCAAGGTTTATTCTATTACCAGATACAGTAAATACTTGGTCAACTCTAGTAGTAACGTTACCTATACTTGCGTTTATTCTGTTACCTGAAAGAGTAATAACAACTCCACCTGTAATTGTAGGAGAACCTGTGCTTAAATTAACTCTGCTACCACTAACTGAAGCTCTAATACTTTGTCCTGCTGTTGCTCCAAAAGGCGCTGCTGAAAATGATGATCCTCCAAAATACATTTATTCTCCTATGCTCTCTTCTCTGGAAAAGTTGCACTATCCCAAGTCATTGAAACTCCTGGCACTATACCATCCCATTTTCTAATTAAAACATCTGATGTAGCTAAATTTACTCTAGACCCTGTAGGTAGAATAGTTGCGTCAGCAGTTATTGTTACTGTTCCAGAAGATAAATTTGCTCTATTTCCTGTTACAGAAACTGTTGCGTTTGCTGCTACATCAGCGTTACCAATAGTTAAATTTACTCTACTACCTGTTACAGAAAAATTAGCATCTGCAGAAATAGTTACAGTTCCAGTGCTTAAACTAGCTTGAGAACCATCAGGCTCAACAGTTGCTTTACCAACTATCGTTGGTGATCCTGTATTTAAATTTACTCTACTTCCTGATACTGGATATTTAAAAGCAAAAGTTGGTGTTCCTGTATTTAAATTTACTCTACTTCCCGTAAGTGCAAATAAAGCTTCAGCAACTACAGTTGGATCTCCAGTTGAAATATTAAGTTGTGATCCATCAGGTGTAACTATTACACCAACACCCTCTATAACACTTGTGTTACCTATAGAGAAATTTACTCTACTACCAGTTACTGCAAAATTAGCTTTACCTACTAATGATACAGTTCCAGTAGATTCGTTAATTCTAGAACCTGTAACATTAACAAAGGCATTAGGGTTAAAACCGGGATCTCCAAAAGGAGACGCTGCAAAGGGTGTTCCTCCAAAATACATATAATAAATCCTTAAAAGGAGACAGGGGGTATGTGGTGGTGCCCTGCCTCCATCTAAGAATTATATCATAGCGAATAATAAAAAGCCATGTTATAAATTGAAGGAAAAACTAGATCGTCTGAACCAATTTGGAAGACCTAAATGTAGACGAGTATCAAACATATTATTTCTTGCCCCTGGCGTTTTACGATTATTATAGTGCAAAAATACTTGCACACATTCTGTACCTTTAAATTTCTCTCTCCAATGCTCTAATTCTTGACCCCTATAAATCAACATATCTCCTGGTTTTAAATCGACCTTAATACCTTTTGCTTTACTAGATACAGTAATTCCTTTTTTACCACCTGCGTGTTCCGGAATCCCTACGTTTTCATTAGGGCTTAAATATATAGGCCAATCGTTTCCACCTAAATTCATGGTGGTAGATATCTCACAGCTAAATCTGTCTTTGTGTCTTTTAAGTTCATCACCTTTTTTGTATACTCTAGCATATGTGTAAGCAGGATATAATTTTAATTTTGTTGCTTTTTCCATACTTGGTTGACATTTAAGTAATAAAGTCTCCATAGCAATATTTCCATATTGAGCATATGTGTGAGGTATTTGTCCATCTGCACTTTCATATTGACCTAATATATTTTCAAATGGTGAAAAGTATCTTTCTTTTTGACAAGTGTCATAAACTTGTTTTTGCATTAAAAAATAATTAGCAAGAAAAGTTGCAAGATCTTTTGATATTGCTTGACGAATAATTGTATACTTTTTATCTTTAAACATCTTTAGCCATTTCTTTTGGTACCGCTTGTATATTCCAATGTATAAATCTAAAAGGTTCTTTGCCATGATCTACTGAAAATTCATGTTCTAAATAACCTGGAAATATAATTAATGTTCCTGGTTTTGGTTTTAAATGAAATTGTTCATGACCGGGCCATACACCTTTTAAATTTGGTTTTAATTTTAATTTTGTGCATCGTGCCCCAGTCTTTGGTTCGTGAAATACAGGATAAGAAGTTTTATCACTACATTTTAAAAAGTAAAAACCTGATACGTGTTGATTCCAATGTATGTGTGCTGAATGATGACCACCACCTTTTTTAGCAAATTCTTGAACCCATAGTTCAGTAAACATAGTTGTGTATTGAGACATATCATAACCTTGATGATCTAAATACTCCCAAGATTTTTGACCTACATAATTTCTAAAATCTAAAAAATCATTATCATTTGTTAACGCTGTTGAGTGATACGATCTTCCAAAATCACCATATTCTTTTATATAATTTTTTTCTCTCTTTCGAGAATCAGAAATATATTTATTGCTAACTTTGTTTAAAGATTTAACAAATTCTGGTTTGTTTTCAGTCCAAACTATTGTTGGAAAATATGTGTTTATAAACATTATTTAAAAGGCCTTCCTAAATGCCATACCACAAGACTGTATCTTGTGCCTGATGTTACTGGTTTAACTCTATGCCAAACAAAACTAGGAAACACAATTATAGAACCTTTTGGTAATATCTCTTTACATTGTATTCTGTGTTTTGATTCGTCTCTCATATGTGGATCATAGTTTCTAAAATCAAATTCTAATTCTCCACCGCTATATTCTGAACCATCTGTTAATTGACAAGTCATAGATAGTTTTCTAATTTTACCTTTTTCAGGTCCTTCTTTTTCATAAGGTTTATTCCAACCGTCACAATGCCAATCATAATATTGATTTAATTTATATTTTGTAAATTGACAAGACTCACTTCTTTCCCACTCAAAGTTCCAACCAGCCTCTCTGTTTGCTTGGTGCACATATGGATGTAATTCTCTATATATCCAAGTATCATCAAGCCATACTAAATCTGATTTTCTTTTTTTCTGTATATTTTTAATATCTTCTTTTGATAATTCTTCTTTATCATATCCACCTGTTCTTGCCATACTTTCTTTTTGTTGATTTGCATATTTAATAACTTCATCACAAAATTTAGGTGTTAGTGCAGATTTAAAATACCAATAATGATTAGATAAATTCATAAGCTATTGTTTGAACAAAATTCAAACTATCTTTCTGTTTATTTGTTATGTAATACATATTTGTTGATGGAAACATAATAAACATATTATTTTTAAGTTCTATATCCCAAGATCTACCTTTACGTCTATTGTCTTCATAGTGTATTCGAACCATGCAGTTTTTAACTTTTACACCATACAACAATGTATAATCTGGTGAGTTTTTTAAATCCACTGGATCTACATTTATAAAAGGTTGTGAAGTTTCACCAGGTTTATAAAAGTTACCCCACTTATCTTTGCCAATTAAAGTAAACTCATATTTTAAAAATATGTGTTCTCTCATATAAGTATCTAACATGTCAAAAGCTCGTGAAAACGGAAAACTTTCATTTTTGACTGTCGACTTTATAATATCTTCTGATAATCTATTTCTATCAATGTCCCAATCTTTAGGCATTGATACGTCACCATAATATAATGCTTGCTCAGTTAATACTTTCTTTTGCATACCACATACCTTTTTAATTTATGCTTTTGCGTCTGTCAAGTCCCAGGACTGGCCTTCTTCATTCCAATCATAAATCCATAAATGAGTATTAGCTTCATTTTGTGATTGTTGTTCTGCAGTTAATGCGGGAGCATCACCAATTGGTGATTTCCATTGTGCAGTTACTGTATCTTTTACCCAAGATGCATATGGTTTTTTAGGCCAGAAGATTTGATTATCTTCGTCCCACTCATAACCTATACCTGCATAGTTTCCTCTAAATGCTTTTGAGTCGTCACCTGAATTATGTTTGTTACCTGATGTATTATATGATGTTTGAATCCACATTTGTGCAGGCCAGTTGTTATGTGTTTCTAACCACTGTTGACCTACTGTTTCGTCTTCAACACCATCAGCATTTTTCATTTTATCGTTATCCATAGTTAACACTTGAATAACTTTTCCGTTAGCTCCTAGTTTTGCAAAATGTGCCATAATATTTCTCCTTATATATTAATTTTAATTATCATTCAACTACTGAAATTTGTACCTTATCATTACTATACCACTACTACCATTAGTAGCTCCTCCTGTGCCACCTTTTCCACCACCGCCGCCACCGCCGGTATTAGTTGTTCCATTACCTCCAGATCCAACTCCACTACCATTTCCACCGCCACCGTCACCACCATTTCCACCTGTTCCTGATCCACTTGAATAACCACCACCGCCACCTCCGCCAGCAGCAAAATATCTTGTGCTTGAAACTGGTCCTGATTCTCCATAACTTGGAGCAGTTGGGCCTATAAATGAATCTGCTATGTAAGAACCTACTCCACCAGCACCACCTGTGCCTGGAGAAGCATTACTACCTACAGCTCCAGCGCCACCGCCACCTCCGCCACCAGTATTTCCTCCACCGGTGCTACTACCACCAGATGAACCTTGTGCTGGACTAACTGGGGGAGTATTTCCCGCACCACCTGATCCACAACCACCGCCAGCACCACCACCTGAACCTCCTGCAGTTCCGTGATTTTGAGTTGGTGCATTGTTATTATCTCTACCACCAGTTCCACCACCTGCTGATGTTATTGTTGAAAAAATTGAATTTGATCCATTTGCAGGAAATGCTCCTGCACCTCCAACTGTTATTGGAAAAGATGCTACACTTGCTGTTAACCCAGCAGGCGCATTTAAAGGTGAATTAGATCCGGGTGCAGTTGTAAACATCCTAAAACCACCTCCACCACCACCTCCAGATGCATAAGCTGAACCCTCACTAGGACTACCACTTCCTGCTCCACCTGCTACTACTAAATATTCCAACACATTTGATCCTGCTGGAGTGCCTGATTTAGTAACCGCAAAAGTTCCTGGACCTGTAAAAATATGTGTCTTAAAATCTCCGCAAGTAATTGTAGTGTTACCGCCTGTTGCTTCAATAAAGTTACTTCCTACATTTGCAAAATCATTATCTTGAATTGATCTCCAACCAATAGTTGAATCAATATAAACTAAAGTGATTCCTTCACCTTCTGTACTTAATATAACACCACCAGCCCCACCATTAATCTTTTCAGAACCATTTGGTGATACTGTTAAACTAGCCGTATCAAAAGTATTTCTATAATCTTGAAAAGAGACAATTGCACCTGCAGATCCTGCTGGTAAAGTAGCTACAACTGCACCACCATTTGTATCTACAAAAAACCCTTGTCCATTTACAGCTGTAAAATCTCCTGTTTTAATACTTCCTGTTTGCCAATCTACAGTTCCTGATCTTCCAAAACCTGATTGAGAAGCACCACTAGCTAAACTTACAGTATCACCACTTGCACCAACAGTAATTGTAGTTCCTGACTGACTAATGATTACTCCACCATCAGCTGCTTTTAAACTGTTTGATCTTAAATCACCAGTAACTGTAACTGTGTCTCCACTATCTCCTAATTGCGTAGTTCCACAATCTGTTCTTGGTGTTATTTTATTTACTTTTACTTCACTCATTATTGAAACCTATATCTAATTACTACCACACCTGAAGATCCATTTCCACCACCACTATTTCCAGATCCTGCGCCGCCACCACCACCAGCTCCTCTATTTGCAGGGGATGCATTAGCTCCAGGATTATTTGGACTTCCTCCACCAGCACCTGCACCACCGTTGTTACTACCTGCATCTCCACCAGGACGTGGGTCACATGTTGCTCCACCTCCGCCACCGCCACCACCGCCAGCGTAAGATACTGGAGAAGCTGTGATACAAGAAACTACTCCGTCTCCTCCATTTCCAGCAGGATTTCCGGCTGTTGCAGTTACTCCTGCAGATCCCGCTCCACCACCGCCACCACCATTATAAGTGGGTGCAGCGTTTGCGCCACCGCCATTATTACCTTGAGCAGGTGTTACAGAAGGTGTATTTCCTGTTCCTCCTGGAGGGTTACCATAAGATCCACCACCGCCAGATCCTCCTGGTTCTCCATTTTTCTGTAAACCTGATCCTGGAGATCCTCCAAAACCACCACCAGCTGAAGTGATAGTTGATGATCCTGTAAAAACTGAATTACTACCAGATCCTGCTGCTCCTAGACCACTAGGTGCACCCGGTCCACCAGCTCCTATTGTTACAGGATAACCAGTTGCTGTTACCGGTAAAGCTGAAACAGGACTTGTTAATGGTCCTGGTCCGGCTGTATAGCTACCTGAAGCTGTTCCTGAAGATGCTCTCCATCCTCCAGCTCCACCACCACCTGATCCTCCGCCTGGACTGTTAGATCCACCGCCTCCAGCTCCACCTGCTACAACCATGTAATCAATTGTATTTGAACCTGCTGCATTACCAGCGTTTGATACTGTAAATGTGCCTGGACTTGTAAAACTATGAATTTTAAAATTTCCTGAAGTTGTTTCTGTACCACCTGACGCTGCAATAAAAGCAGGTGTTACTACTCCTGATGTATTATCATTTACCGCAATCCATCCTTTTGTTGAATCTGCATATACTAAAGTAGCTGCTGCTCCATTTGTAGTTATTTCTCCATTTAATGTAAATCCATTTATAGGTTGTGAATTTCTATTAACTGTAATCGTATTTGTAGCTGCATTAAAACCATAATCTGCTATTGAAACAATATCTCCTGCACTAGGTGATGCTGGTAGAGTGACAGTTATCGCTCCGCTACCTGAGTTTACAAAAAATCCTTGTCCACTGACTGCTGTAAAACTAGTGGTTTGAATCGATGTTTGCCAATCAACTGTACCCGATCTACCAAAACCTGATTGAGAAGCTCCTGATGCAAGAGTTACGGTATCTCCTGATGCACCAATAGTTATTGTTGTTCCAGATTGACTAATAATACTTCCACCGTCAGACGCTTGTAAAGCGTTTGATTTTACAATATTTCCTGCAACTGCAACTGTATCACCAGCTGCACCAACTGTAATTACATCACCACTTTCATTAATGATATTATTATCATCTTGG